AGTTGCCGTACATCGCCGGGATCCGGGTGAAGGCGTCGAGGTCGTCGTTGATCAGCGTCTGGCGGGTGATCGCGACCACGCGGCCGTAGGTCTTGACCTTGTAGCTCTCCTTGCTCTCGCCGAGCGTTCCGCGCCTGAACTCGCCGCTCTCGCCGACTTCGAGCAGCTGCGGCGCCTCGCCGAGCTGGACCCGGTGCATCGCCTTGAAGTCGGTCGCCAGCACCTGGCGGCAGAACAGCATGAAGGTGCGGGGATAGGCTTCGTAGGCCTGCCGCAGCGTCTTGTTGGTGACCGCCGAAAGGATCTCGGGGAAGTCCGAGGTGGAATGCAGAGCCCGTGTCGCCACCTCGTCGCGCGACAGGCCCCGGGTGTTCACCCCGGCATTGCCGAGGCTTTCGCGGGCCAGTTCCAGCAGCGTCATGCCGCGGTACTGGCGCGCGGCGTCTTCCAGCTGGAACAGCGTCGGGCTGTAGCGGTGCAGCAGCGCGTTCGCCACCGCGTCGCGGCGGGTGATGCGTTCGTCCCGGCCGCCGAGGGGGACGGAGACATGGCCGAAGGTCCGGGTCTCGTCCGACTTCGCCGCGACCTGATCGAGGATCAGGCGGCGGGACTCGTCGACGCTGACGCCGCGCTTGACCAGATCCTCGGCGAAGCCGCGCTCGAGGTTCAGGCGGCCCGCCAGATCGTAGATGGTTGAGACGCGGTCGCGCTCGGCCTCGCGGGCGCGGGTCGCGACGGCCTCGGTGTCGGGCGCAGCGGGGGCATCGCTATTCTGAAGCTTCGGCTGGCTGCGCGTCTCGCTGGAGGCGACCTTCGGGTCGGGCGCAGCCGATTTCGGCTCGGTCATGGTGGTGTCCTCGGTTTCGACCGGCGCGGTCGGCTGGGTGGTGGGGGTTGCGGCGTCGCTCGCCGGGGTTTCGGTCTTTTCCGTCATCGGGATCGGTCCTTTCGTGCTTGAAGGGGCGTCCCAGCGGTGAAGGACGCAGTCGTGAAGGGGATGCTGGGCGCGGAAGCCTGCGGCGGGGTCGGCACCGACCGCGACGGCGGAGACCTCGAACGGCGTCCAGTCCACCGCCCGCCAGAGTTCGCGCGCGGCCTCGGGTTTCGAGACCTCGAAGCGGTGGACCTGGTAGCCGATGGAGACCGCGCGGATGTGCCCGGCCTGGATGTCACGCCAGATCGGCTCGACATCGGCACGCTCGCTGATCCGCACGAGCGCGATGCCCCGTCCGTTCTCGATCCGGGCGGAACCCGGCACGACCGAGCCGATCACCGCGTCGAGCGTGTCGAGCTCGTGCACCTTCAGGAACGGTGCGCCCGCGTTCAGCCGGTCGAGCCGGACATGGGCGGGATCGAGGCTCAGTTCCTCGTCATAGGGCTCGCCGAAGAAGGTGGCGCGGCGCACGCGGGCCCCGGCCGACCAGACCACCTCCACGGTGCGGCTGTCGGCATCGGCGGTGTTCGGCGCAAGCTCCGCCGACCGGCGCATGGCCGGCAGTTCGATCATCGTGTCCATGAAAGTCAGTCCTGTTGGTCGGCCTGCGTCGGATCGGTTTCCGCGTCGGCGGAGGGGTCGTCGGTGTCCGGTTCGGCGGCGGCGGGATCGGTGGCCAGATCGCTGGTCTGCGCGCTGCCAGTTTTCGTGACGCGCCGCGGGTCGCTGTCGAGCACCAGCCCCAGCGCGTCGAGCTTGGCGTTGGTCGCGGCGATCTCGGCCAGCACCGCGTCGGGGTTGCGTCCCTGCCGCGCGATCACCTCGGCCAGCGTCATGGTGCCGGAGCGGATCGACAGCAGGTTCGCCATGGCGTCCTTCTGCGGATCGACCGCTTCGAACTTCGGCGGCGACCATTCGACCGGCACGATGCGCGACGGGATCTGCCCCGCGGCCCACGCGGCTTCCGCGAACCAGCGCCAGACCGGCGCGCAGAACATCGGGATGAAGAGCTGCCACTGCACCGCGTCGATCTGGCGGCGGAACTCGACGAGCCCCGCCCGGATCGAGGAGTAGTTGACCTGGCTGAGGTCGCCGGTCAGCAGCTCGTAGGGCACCCGGAACCCGGCCGAGATCGTGTGCAGGCTGGCCCGCTTGTATTCGCCATAGCCGCCGGTGGCCGACGGCTGGTTGAACCGGATGTCCTTGCCGCCACGCGCATAGGCGATCAGCCCCGGCTCGAACTGCTCGACCCGGTTGCCATCGGCATCGACCACGGAGGGCGCGATGCCCTGCTGCGCCTCATCATCGCCGAACACGATGGCGGTGACGCAGGCCTCGGTCTTCTTGCGGACCAGTTCCGCCACCTCGTAGTCATCGAGATCGCGCAAGCTGCGGATCACCGGCGCGCCCCAGGGAACGCCGCGCGCCTGCGTGCGCTGCTTCTCGTAGACATGGGCGATCTCGGTCGCGGGGACCGGGCGGCTCTGCAACCCGTTCTGCAAGGCGCCATAGGCGTCGCCCGGATGTTCGGCATGGAGCCAATAGGCCCGGCGCTTGCCGACCGGGTCGAACTCGATCCCCTGTACGAGGCGGCCTGCGCCGAGGACGCCGGATTTGGTGGCGTCGAGGAAGTCGGCCTCCAGCACCTGCAATTGCAGCGGCACCGGCAGACCATCTGACGACCGCCGCAGACGGCGGCGCACCAGGACTTCGCCCGCCTCGATCATCTCGCGGCAGATCAGCGTCTGCAGACCGTAGAAGTCGAGCTGGCCATCGGCGTCGCACTCCGCCGTCCAGCGCTCGAAGAGCGCGTCGACCTTGCGGTCCAGCGTGTCGTCGCCGCTCGCTGCGCGCGGCATGATACCTGCGCCGATGATGTTGTTGACCAGCACCGCCACGGCCTTGGCCGCATGCGGGTTGTTGCGCACCAGATCGCGCATCCGGTCCCGCAGCAGCGCTCCGGCAACACCGATCTCGGTGTCGGCCGAGGATCCCGGCGCGCGCCAGCCCTCGGTGCGACGCCCGCGCGCGGCCCCGTCATAGCCCCGCGTCAGGGTCTCGAAGGCCTGACGCGCCATCACGCGGCGGGCCGCCATGCGCGGCGCCACCGTGGCGATGGCGTGATCGAACCAGGTCGCCGACATCAGCGATCCCCGCGCGAGAAGCCCGCAAGCCCGGCCACCGGCAGCGGCCGGGTCGTTCCCGCGATGGCGCGCTCGATAGTCCGGATGCGCGCCAGCAGATCCTCGGCCGAGCCGTAATCCACCGATTTGCCGTCATAGCTGACCCGGGTCGTGCCGCTGGCATAGGCTCGGCGCAGCGCCGAGAGCTCGGTTTCCGTCCAGTCCGTCATCAGAACCATCCTCCGCGCCGTCCGAGCCAGTCGGAGCGGCGCTTGCCCTGCGGGGCCTGTCCCGGCCGGTTGATCTGCCCGGCGGGATCGGTGTCGGTGGGGGCCGCCCCGAGCTGATCCTCGAGGTCGCGCCATTTCTCGTCGGGCCAGCGATCCGCGCCCGCGATCCAGGCGGCGGCGCGGGCATAGACCCGGCAATCCAGCGCCTCGTTGCGCTCGCGCAGCTTCTGCCATTCCAGCCGGGCGAAGCCGCGTTTCGTGCGCACCGTCACCAGCTGCTCGGCCACGAACTGCTTCAGCCATTCGTTCTCGACCCAATGCGGCAGATGCACCGAGCCGGGCGGGAATGCCGCCCCGTCGGCCATGTCCTCCTCGGTCGGGCGCGCCAGCCGCAGGAAGCGGTAGGTCTCGGCCTTGAAGGTCGAGACCGCCACGGTCCAGAGCCGTGCCCCCCGCCGCAGGCGTTTGCCGCCCTCGGTCGCGTCCACGAAGGTCGGCCCCGACACCGGGCTCGAGCGGTTGAACCCCTCGACGCCCTTCACCGGCGACACCTGCCCAAACCCCTGCGCCCGCGACCAGCCATAGACCACCGGGGCCTCGTAGCCGGTGTCGATGGCGAGCCGCGCGATCTTGAGATGCGCGCCGCGTTCATGCGGCCAGGACCGGTCGAGCAGCGCGGTCAGCTCCGACCATGCGTCATGCCGGTCGGGCCCGCCCTCGATGACGACGTGATCGATGAGCCAGCTTTCCAGCCCGCGACCCCAGGCCCAGACATCGACCTCGATGCGGTCCTTCTGGACGTCCGCCCCGGCTGTCAGGAACAGCCCGCCCGCTGGCACGGTCCCGGATGTCCAGCGCTCGCGGCGGTCGTAGAGCCGCTGCCAGTCCGGTGCTTCCCCGGTTTCGACCCATGTCTCGCCGAGGATCGTGTTGCGAAAGGCCTTGATCGCCTCGTCCGAGCCCTGTGCCGCGTCCCATGCCCGCACGATCCGCTCCCAGCTCAGCCAGCCGATCGGCGAATAGAGCGCCGAGAGGTGATACCCGACCGTGGTCGGATCGGCCGCGATGGCGGTCGCCCGCCATTCGCCGCCCTCCAGCATCGCCGTCTTGTGGTGTTCCGCGATGGGCTGCTCGCAGCCATCGCAGTGATATTCCGCCGTCTCCGGGCGGCCCTTCTGCCAGCGCAGCCGGTCGAACTTCAGCCACTGCATCGCACCGCAGTGCGGGCACGGCACGAAGAACCGGCGCTGGTCGCTGGCCTCGTACTCGCGCTCGATCCGGCTCAACCCCCTGATGGTGGGCGTCGAGACCAGGAACACCTTGCGCCGGTGGGCAAAGGTCAGCGACCGAGCTTCGGCCAGCGTGACCGGATCGCCTTCCTCGTCAGCGGACGCCGGATAGGCGTCGACCTCGTCGACGAAGATGTAGCGCGCCGGGGTGGACCGTAGCCCCACGGCCGAGTTGGCGCCCGTCATGATTAGGATGCCGCCCGCGAATTCCTTCGACAGCATGGTGTTGCCCGCATCGCGGGACCGGGCGGGCTTCACCCGCTCCCGCAGTTCCGGGCTCTCGTCGATCAGCGGGTCGATCCGCTGGCGCGAGTTGCGCTTGGCCAGTTCCACCGTCGGCTGGACCGCGAGCATCGGCCCCGGTGCCTGGTGGATCGCGAACCCGATCCAGTTGTTACCGGCCTCGGTCGCGCCAACCTGCGCGGCCTTCATGAACACGACGCGCTGCATGGCGTCGCCGGGGCTCAGCCGATCCATGATCTCCCGCATGTAGGGCGTGCGCACCGTGCGATATCGCCCCGGCTCGGCCGAGGCGCGGCCCGAGAGCATCCGGTGCCGGTCCGCCCATTCCGAGACGGTCAGATCCGGGTCGGGTCTGAGCCCGTTGCCCCAGGCGCGCAGGATCTCGCCCGCGCCGTCGAAGTCCGTCAGGCCATCGCCGCTCTCACCGGAAGTCTGGCCGGACCTCGGCGAGTTCGTCGAGGTGGGCGCGTACATGTTTCTCCAGCACCTTCTGCATCGCGGCTGGCTCCACGGTGATCTGCTGACCTGTCGCGTCGCTGCACGAGGCCGACAGCTCAGCCGCCATCAGCGCCGCCGCGCGCGCGGGCCAGTTCACCCATGCGTCCCGTTCCTCCCGCGCCAGGCGGAACACCAGCGCCAGCGCGCGGGCCCGCTCGATCAACTCCCCCTTCAGCTTCTGGAGCCGGATGCGCCGCTCCTGCGCCTTCAGCACCTCGTTCGCCGTCTTCGCCTG